TCATGAGAATCAACAAACATAAATGCTACACCTGCATCAAACAGTGCATCTAGTCTGTAATACCATTCAAGTATATTTGAAGCGGTTATCTTTCTTAGATGTACATGATCTGAGGCTACCGCTAGAGCTTCAGTTTTAGGATTTAGTCTGTAGAAAATACTACCGTTTTCTTCCCACTCTTCTATTTCATCTATAGGAGGATCAGTGGTATACTGCCAACAGACTTTATCGCTATTTTTGATACCTGAAATATCGATATTAAAAGATTCGTAGTCCATGTATTCATTATAGATCAAGGAGAACTCCTGTGAATAGAGATGTAGAAGGCTTAGGGGATATAATTAAAAGGCTCACTAACGCAGTGAAAATCCCTACTTGCAGTAAATGTGAGGAAAGACGGAAGAAATTAAATAATATGTTTCCGTTCAAAAAAAAAGGTCAGACTCATCCAGAGGACAAGCCTGACCGTAGTAGTTGAGAGACTTCGCTTATTCTAACGTGCTTGGAAGTTTTAACCGTAACTCTCAACTATATGGAGGATTTCGTATCTCTTAAGATCTTGTCACCTTCTACTTGTTTCTCAACAATTAGGTTGTTATTGTGCTCCATTTGTCTTAAGAGTCTTTTCTTTTCTTCTTCAAGTAAATATATTTCTTGAATAACTTTAGAAAGCGAAGTATGGAGTTCCGACCTGTATTGCTCGTACTTCTTCATGTCTTCCGTTATCTGATCCAGTGTCTTCTGGGTTTTTGAACTCATCTATAAATGTCCTTAATCTACGAGTTTTATCTGATAGAGAGAACTGATTAGTATCTCTCCAATGTGATGTATATGCATTGAATAGACAGTAACCATTACGGTCTTTAAATTCATGATGCTCTGGATTGTTCCAGTGTTCAAGTACTTTAGGTGCATGCTGCCATGGAAGAATCTTTTGATTGCATGATTCAACTACAAAGTCATGTACTTCTGATTTACTACTGAAGTCATACTCTTTAAGTTGATCAAAGCTTGCAAATGTCTCTCTACGAGTATCTTCAAGGTCAAATACAAAGTCTCTAAGTGCTCTGTTTATATCATCAGCTGCATTTCTTGTGTGTTTACGAGATAGTTGCACTTCACCTGACCACTGTCCATTTGCACATACAAATACACGAGTACCAGTAAATATCTTTGCAGACATAGTACCGTCATTACTATTGATAACACCTACTTCAAACTGATAGTCATCATTTGCAAAGTCTTGAGGTAGTGAATCATGTGCATATTCATTTCGTTTAATGCCAAAGGTAGCAACAAACTTTTGTTTTGTGTGGTCAACTAGGAACTGAGGTTTAACTGGTTCATAGTTAAGCATTGATAAGTTTCTTACTGTTCTATCGTATAGGTCTTGGTGTGCCATAGGCACAAACCTATCTCTTGCTGGTGGTAGAGGTATGGTTGCTAAGTCTTCATACTCTACATATTCATTACAGTTATGGCGTTTCATACGATCTCCTTGCTTCGTTTTCGATTTCTTCGTTAACATCATGTAAGACACAAAATGCTAACACTTCTTCTAAAGTATCTACCATCCTATTAGGCACGGTATCATTAGGTGCTTCTGCTTGAAGTTGTATAGCATCACTATGTACATCAAGTAATTTCATATACAACTTCATCAAATCTTTGGGACTCATAAGTCATTCCTCCATATTGGTGAGTCGAGACGCTGTGGTGTGTAAACTACATTAGAATGTTTACTGCAGATATGCATATATCTTTGAACCCACGAGCGTTCTCTTTCTTGTTTAGGTTCATCAACAGCGGCACGATTCCGCTTGTCGTTCTTGAACCACGGTTGGTTACTTTCTATTTCAGTCTCTAGAGTGGGGTTAGCAATTTCATCTGCTAATGAAGATGCAAAATCTCCATGCCCTCTATCTTCTAAAAGACCTACAAGTGTATCTAAGTCTGTATTAGTTAGATCGGTAGCTTCCTCATTAATGTATTGGATAATTGCATCATGAGGGACAACTTCCACTTCATTTTCTAATGCGTCTATTATTTCTTCGAGAACTAATTCTAGTCTTGAATCGTCCATTATTTTGAGCCCTTTCTACATCTGCAGGTCTACGGTTATCTGTTTCAGTCTTATTAAATACAACGACAGTACTCATTGCTCTCTCTTCCCAACGAATGACAGTACGAACTACAATAGACCACTTGGTGTAGTCTCCAGTTGGTTTACGCTCGATAACTGCACCAACAATAGTTTCTTTGAGACACCAATCCTCATCAACAGTATCAGTGTCTCTAGTAAACGATTGTCTTTCTTCGGAGCGTACATAGTTTCTGTCCATCCAAAATGGTCTTCGAGGAGCAGATGGATTCATATCTATCTCATCCTCGAAATCATTCGATGGAACCATTGGTACATTAGCTAATTGTCTGCTGTCTACTTCTTGGACAGCATTCCATTTTCCTGTTCGGCTCATCCTTGAGTCCTCCATTTCTAGTGAAAAAAAATATAGTCACCCGCAGGTGCGGGCTTCGCATCGCATGCCCGCACCGTAGGGTGATTAAATTTACATAATTTTGTAACAGATTTCTTCCTTATTGTCTCTCCAATAAGGGTCAATTTCGCCCCAACATTCACCACATACATCTGGTGCTACAGGATGTGAGTCCTGCATGTTGTACTCTTTATTACATAGAGCACATGATGTATCTATATCAGTGTGTTTTTCTATTTCTTCTTTATTTAGTTGAGGCATATTGTTTTCCTTTGTTGTAATCATGGAAATTGTTAATGGTTTCCGATGTCACTATTAGCAGTCTCTTAGTTGCTATTACCACAGTGGCTCTCCAGGAGCATTGCGCTAGGTATTATCTTTGTTATCCATTAACAGTTTTCCATGTTAATTACATTCAAGACAAAGTAGCATTATCGTACTTCTTCATCAATTTTCTGGTGACTTTTATGATTACTTCTTCTATATCACGGCATCTTTTCTTTTCTGCTCTTAGATGTTCACTTCTGCTAAGACAGCAATCACATGTCGGACATTTATAGTTTACATATACAGTTCCCATTATTGTTTCCTCCTTAAATTGAATGTGTGTCAGCAGGGACACCATCATACTTTTCTTGCGGTAGTCTTTGCACAGTTATTAAATGGTGACCAATTTGATGTTGAGCAGGATGTTCTCCCAACACATTGAATCCATCAACTTCACCATTTCTGATGCATTGATAACTATCATTAAAGATAATCATCATATCACCATATTCACCAATAAGTGTTTGGTAAGCAGCGTCTAGTTCAGGACAAGCACCACCATCTAAGATAGGTGCTTCACCACAATTAGGACAACATTTGTCGTCCATTTCATAGCCATTATTAACAGGCATAGTAACCTCCATAAGGTTGGGATAGGGTTGAGTTACTGTAACGGTTACAGCAATAAAGAGGTAGACACACCATCTATTTTGAGATTGATGTGCCTATTTCGAGATTGATGTCAAACACCGTAAGACGAGGGGAAAAAAAGACTGCTTACGGCAGTCACTCGCCACATCTTAGTGGATTTTACGACCTCCACTGTTGCTCAACCAGCGTAGGACTTCACACTTAAACTCTAGGTCGCACTTGAACACTTCACCAGTGTTTGGGCAAGCAACCTGAAAGCCTGGGTAACCTTTGTTAGTAGATTGGTAGACTTTCTTGGCGAGTGGTGTCTTAGCAGGTGCTTTAGAACCTTCTGGAGGCATCACTTCTTCGGCTTCAAAGTCAAGGTCACTGACAATCGCTATAAACTTACCGACTGTTCCATCCTCTTTCTCGTAAGTGAGAACTTGCGGTCCTTCAAGAAGAATAAGACCCTCAGTAGTAAATTTAGCCAATTCTTGTGACTTACCTTTACCGGCTTCTACAGTTAGAACTTCAACGCTCACTTTGGTATCGGCATTCAATTGTACCGAGTCTGGACGAGCGACTATCCCTTGTGTTTCTGTTGAACTCATAACGAGTCCTTTCTGCTCTAAGAGCAAATGTGTCCTCTCCGACGAGGGAGAACATTTTAACTTCATCCCGAAGGGTGGGCGAAGGTCTGCCCGCTCCGATAGCACTGTTGACCTCGGACAACGACCGATGCCCGCTTGCCGTAGGGTCGTCCGCAACCTTTGCCCATGAAGAAGTTAAAATTTATCACTCTAGGAGAGACACTGAAGCGAAGAGCAGAAAGACTCGTATTAGTACAGAAACCAAGGGATGGAGTAGTCTGACTTGGTAGATGAAAAGACTCGTGTTTCGCTTTAGTAAAGGTAAGTTCAAGAGGTGGCGAAGTGGGAGTACCGGTAAAGAAAGAGGATGGTACAGAGGTAAGTTGAGTAAAAGGAAT